ACGCGCACGCGACCCGCCGCATCGCAGGCCAGGGTGGCGTCCGGCTCCGTCCGGAAGGGCGCGCCCGGAATGCCGGAAGGGTGTGTTGCGACAGCCTGCAACGGTGCCTCCGCTCATTGTCTCGATCGACGGGGCCGGTTGCCGGAGGTGCCGGGGGCGGCCGGGCAGGGCCGCCCCCCGAGTCCTCTCTGACGAATCGGCCTTTCCGGCTTTCGAGGTTCACGCGGCGCGGCATGGCGACCGCCGCCGGATCGTCACCGAGGGGTGCGATGGGCGGAACGATACAGGCGGTATCGATACAGTCAATACAAATCGTATCGACGTATGCCTAGCTTACGCAGCCTCGATCACTGTGAGGGCGTAGCTGGCTAGGCGCGGCCAGGTGCCATCTGCACATTATGGCGCTGCCGCAAGCGACTGGGTCGGGTTGATTTAGAGCGGGGGTTTGCGCGTGTCGTCCTGTTCTGCTCGCAGAACCAGCGCCCGGACGATGCGTGTGCCGCGTATCCAAGCGTTTACTTTCAAGCTGAGCGGCCGCTTCTCCCGAACCGCAGCGAAAAGCGCCTCGATGTCGTCGGCGGTCAGGTCAGACTTGTTGATCTCGACATCGAATTCGCTGTCGCCGCCGACACTGCGAATCCGGCCGAGGTAGCCTTCGGGGTTTTCGGTGCCGATTTCGATCACCTCGTAGCGACCGTCAACACGCTTCCCCAGGCCCTCCTGACGTGGCTTTGACAGGATAGCGCGAGCTTCTTCACCGGATATCTCGATCCCAATCACCCGCGCTCGCGGCACAGTAGTTACGGTTCCAACAAGTGCTTCGCGGCCCTCGTCGGCGTAGCTTGCAATCGGTGCCGCCTCTGGAACCTTGTTTAACGTATCAGCTAGGATCTTGGCCCGCCGGGTTTCTTCCTCGCTCAGTGCCACGCGCTCAGTGGTGCCGATCTTCTGTTGCTCTGTCTTCTGGCGCTCCGACAGCCACTGCTTCATGACATCGGCGCCAAAGAACAAGAGGAAGAAAACAATGATGACAGCTACGGCCTGTCGTCCAGTCACCTTATTCGCGAGTCCCTTGAGTAGCTTGTCGAGAGCCTGCCACACCACCTCGGCGCCGGCACTCCCGGATGTTATTAGTATTGTGAGATCGAGGCACTCCCGATCGGCTGCCCGCAGGCTGCTCGCGTTCGCTTTGCCATAAACCGCAAGTGCGTAAGCGCGAGACAGAGCGCGGTGAAAATCGACCAACCCGCGAGCGGCTCGGGGCGAGATGCTGTGCCCGATCTCCTCGTCCGGGAAATATAGAAGCTCCGGCTGCCAGCCCTCGATCTGGAGCACTCCGGCGCTCGGCGTCGCATCGGGAAAATCGAGGATCGTCTCCAGGATCTCCCACAGGTCCGCTTCAGAGCGAATATCGTCGAGAGCCCGCCACTCCATATACCCCCCTCGGTCAGGCTATCACGGATAGGCCTGGGCTATGTCCACTGCCACTTCCCGACAACACGACCGTTGATGACCACCTCGCGGGCCGGGATTTCGCGAGGCTCGTACTGCCCGTTCCTGGATAGGAGCCGCATCATCGGCGGATCGGAGTAGGGGATCATCTCAACCCGCTTCACGACCAGCCCGAACCCGTCCCAGATGACGAAGACGCCTGGCGGGGAGGGGACGCGGTCCCCGGTGTCGACCATGACCCGATCGCCGGGCTGAAATTCCGGCGTCATGCTGTCGCCGTAGACCGTGATGATCTTCAAGCCACCTGCCGTGGCTGTCGTGTGTCCGCGCAGAACCGCGCGCGGCATCGTCCACTCAGCCACCGTCCGGTGCATCGGCGAATCGATCACCGCCCCTTCGCCCGCCGCAGCGCGGACGTCAAGCTCTTGCAGGCGATATGCTTCCGGCTCCTGTCGGGGCGTAGGGGCCGGCGCTTCCACACCGATCTGGACCTCTGCTGCCGCGTCTCCGAAGAGCAGCCACCGCCATGGAACCCCCAGGGCGTCTGCCACCTGGCGCGCTGCCTCGATGGTCAATTCCCGATTCGTGTTCTCATACGAGCGATAGGTGCTCTCGGTAAATCCATGCTCGTTCGCGAAGGCGGCGGCCGACTTGTAGCCGGCGTTGATCCGGGCCTGCTTCAGGCGCTCTGCGGGGGTCGTCTGCATGCTACAGATTGTAGCGGTGGCGGCATCGTCTGTCCGATACGAACGGTATTGATACGTATCAATGCGACGTGTATCGTCGCCGTTCATGGAGACCTTCGCAGCCGTCATCGGCCTTTGGCCAACCGCAGAGGCGCTCGCCGGAGACCTTGGTCTCGGCGGCGTAACCGTCCGTGCGTGGCGGAACCGAAACAGCATCCCGCCCGAATACTGGCGTCCATTGATCGCCGCCGGGGCGGATCGGGGAATCGAGGGTCTGAGCCTCGACAAACTCGCGGAGATCGCTGAAGCGCGGCGGCGGCTCCCTGTTGTTCCTCCGACGGGCGAGGCCGCGGCATGACCGAAAAGCCTGGGCTCCACTGCTCGTTCTGCGGCAAGAGCCAGCACGAGGTCGAGAAGCTGATCGCCGGCCTGGCCGCGTTCATCTGCGACGAATGCGTGGACGTTTCACGCGACATCATTGCCGACGAATGCGCGAAGGCTGTCGAGGCGCCAGCATCGGGCGGCACCGCGGACAGCGCGGCCGTCCGAATGTGGGCGTGGGATGCGCTGAAGGGCTGGGGCAAAGGCTCCGGAGACGGCTTCAAGACGTGCGATTTCGACCAGCGCATTGGATCCGCCGAACGGCTGGCGCGCTGGGCGATGGGCGGTCCGGGTTTTCGCGCCGGGGAGCCAACGGAACCGGCGCCGCGGTCCGATCCCGAGGCGGATGCGATCGCGCTGATCGACCGACTGCTGCGCGGCATCCGCTCTTTCCGGCTGAAGCAGGGCGGCACGTCTCGCCCCGCAACACCGCCGCCGGCCGAGGGCCCTAAGCCGCCGCCACCGCCAGTCTGGGAGAACTGAGCCGTGAACCGCTGGGCACGCAAGCGCGCCGACCTGAACCCGTACGACCCGGACACGCCAAGCCGTATCCTGCTGGGCTTCCCGCGCGACCCGCGGGCATACCGACTGTTCGGGCTGCGCGCCCGCATCGGCCTCGCCCTGCGGGCGGTGCGGCACGGGTATCTCGACGGATACCGCGCGCTGTTCGGCCGCCCAGCGGACCTCGCGCGGCAGATCGACGGGTGGGAGGCGGAGCGCGCGGCGCTGTCGGAACGACGGCAGCGAAGGGCAATCGCGTCTAGCGTCTCGGCAGCGCTTCTTCGATTGCACGAAGGAGATCCCGGCCGGCAGGGTCCGCCGCATCCGGCAGCTCCCGTTGCGCCCGGGCCAGAAGCGTGATGACGGCGCTCCGGTCCATGACCTTCGCTTCCATGAGGCCGCGCAGCAGGGCGACCTGCAGTTGCATCAGCGCCGAAATCTGCGCCTGCGTTTCGGTGCGCACACGCGCGATCGCTTCCATAGGCATCGGTTCGCTCCATCGGTTCGGTTGCACATCCGATGGTAGCGGCGCGCGGGGCGGGGCCGAAAGCCCCCGACTCCCGTCCCGCGTGCAGCCCTCCCCCCTTCGTCATCGTCCCCCCGTCCGCCGGCGCCGCATCGCGGCCGGTCACGCCCCCGTGACCCGTGCCGTGAACATGCGCCGCCGCGCTCCGAGGTGCACGCATGGTTGACCCTGAACATCTGCGGAACGGCCGCGCCGTCTTCCGCGACGCCCTGGCGCTCTATGTCGGGCGCGGACGGCGGCATTCGGTCGAGATCTTCTGCGACGCGACCGGCATCAGCCGCGACCAGATGGGCCGCTGGCTGCGCGGCGAGACCGAGCCGCGCGTCAGCGAGCTGCTGGTCGTCATCGACCATCTGGGGCCGGAGTTCGCGAACGAACTGCTGCGCGGCGCCGGCATGGGCGGGGCGCGGCGGCTGGACGCCGACGAGCTGCAGGCGTTCGACACGCTGGCCGAGCTGGCGACCGGCACGGCGGACATGGCTGAGGCGCTGAAGGACGGCCGCCTCGACCATCGCGAGCGCGCCGACCTGGCGCCGAAGATGGCCGCCCTGGGCACGCACCTGATCGGTGCGGCGGCAGCGATGAAGGCCGGCGGCGGCCGGGGCGGGGTGTCGTGAGGCGGCCGCGGTCAGGCGCAGTAGGTGGGGGAGGTGCGGAAGTTCACGTCTTCGTCGAGCCATCCCGCACGCTCGCCCTCCTGAAAGGTGGAGCATGCCAATTCCCGGGCGACGTAGGGGTTGAGGAACAGGTCGAGGCTGCTGCCGTCTTCCATGGCAAAGCGTATGCAGACGCCGGCGTTCGAGAACGACAGCGCCGCGCTGCATGGCTGCGGCGCCGCCTCGCGCGCCTGTACGTCCGGTGCCGCGGGCTTCCGATTGCGGAATGCCGCTTCGTAGGCCGCAAGTGCTTCGTCGGTGAAGGGCCAGAACACGCGTCGCCTCCAATGAAGGCCCGGCACGCGCCGGGTGACTACTATTGTATTACGAAAGCGCCGGGCGTGCGGATCATTTCAATGCCGCCGAGCGGCATGCCGGCGTCGCCCCGGTCCCTCGCGCCAGGGCTCGGGAGGCAGCGTTGAGGCGGCCGCGGCGCGCCACGCCCTCGCGGCGGCAGCTGGCTTTGGCGGCGGCCGCACAGGCGCCCTTGGAGCCGCAGGCGAACGTCCCCGGATCGAGTCCGGGGCAGGCTATCCGCGAGGGCGACCCGCTGACGGCGCATGCTCTGTGGATTTCGCACTGGCTCGACACGGGCGAGGGCGAGAAGCCCGATGCCGACGAGCCGCTGGCGTGACCGCCTCGCTGCAGACGCGGGTGACGCGCCTGGCGCGGCATGGCCTGTCGGCCGCAGAGATCGCGGCGCGGCTGATGAAGCCGTATCTGACGATCGCGCGCCTCTTACCCCAAGGGTCCCCGGGCGCCGCGGCGGCCGACGACACCCCGGCCGTCGCGGCGCGGCCCTGCCCTTTGCCGACGCCGGAGCCGGGGACGGCGGCGGCACCTGTCGAGGGCCCGACCTGCCGCTGGATCAACGGCGACCCGGCGCTGCCCGGCTGGTCGTTCTGCGGCGAACCCGCGGTGATCGGTCCGGTGCAGGGGAACGGCGTCTGGTGCGCGGCGCACCGGGCGCGGGTGTACGAGCCCGCTGGGATGCGGCGGCTGAAGTCGGCCGACCGGTACATCCGCGAGGCCGGTACGATCGCGGCGCTGCCGGGGCCGCTCGACGAGATTCCGACCGGGGGTGCCGCGTGAGCCCCGCGCCGCAGATCGCTCCGCCGGTGCGGCCGCGGATCACGACCTCGCGCTGCGCCTGCTGCGGCCTGGGGCTGATCGTGACGCTGAAGCCGGCCGACCCGGAGCCGCCGCGCGAGCGCCTCGAGGCGCTGCAATGCCTGCGCTGCCAGATCTGGCCGGCGGCCGCGAAGCCGAGCGCGTGAGGGGGCGAAGATGGCCGAATCGTCGAAGATCGAATGGACGGACGCGACGTGGAACCCGGTCGTCGGGTGCAGCGTCGTCTCGCCCGGCTGCGCCAACTGCTATGCGATGAAGCTGGCCGGCGGGCGGCTGCAGCACCATCCGTCGCGCGCCGGCCTGACGAGCCCGAGCAAGGCCGGGCCGGTGTGGAACGGGCAGGTGCGGCTGGTCGAGGAGTGGTTGGACCAGCCGCTGCGCTGGAAGCGGCCGCGGCGGATCTTCGTCTGCGCGCATGGCGACCTGTTCCACGACAGCGTGCCGGACGACTGGATCGACAGGGTCTTCGCGGTCATGGCGCTGGCGCCGGGGCACACGTTCCAGGTGCTGACGAAGCGGTCGGCGCGGATGCGGGCGTATCTGTCGGACCCGGGGACGCCAGGACGGATTGCCCGGCTGCTCATCGACAAATGCCTGATCGACCGGGTGTGGCCGCTCGATCAGGATACGTGGCCCGTCCAGGCGATCGACGACGTCGACGATCCCACCGATGTCACGATCGCTTGGCCGCTGCCGCACGTCTGGCTCGGCGTGTCGGCCGAAGACCAGACCCGCGCCGACGAGCGGATCCCGGACCTCCTGGCGACGCCGGCGGCGGTGCGGTTCGTCTCCGCCGAGCCGCTGCTGGGTGAGCTGCGGCTCGACCGGATCGCCGCGCCGAAATACGCGCCGGACGACAACTCCGAAGGGTGGAAGTTCAACGCGCTCGACCGCGACAGCGACTACTACTCGCTTTGGGATAAGGATCCATGCGGTCCCGGCTTGCGCTGCGTCGACACGGGCGACGGGCCGTATCGGGAGCACGGCCTCGACTGGGTGATCGCCGGCGGCGAGAGCGGGCCGGGCGCGCGGCCGATGCACCCGGACTGGGCACGCGGCCTGCGCGACCAGTGCGACGCGGCCAGCGTGCCGTTCTTCTTCAAGCAGTGGGGCGACTGGTCCGCGTTCTTCGACCGCGACCGCGACGATCCGGATTGGCGCGATCTTCCCCGGCTCGATGGGCAGATGGGGCGCGGCGCGGAGCGCTGGCACAACCTCGCGGGTGGCTGCGGCTTCCACGGCGAGCGGCTGGTCGCCATGCGGAACGTCGGCAAGGTCGTCGCCGGCCGGGATCTCGACGGCCGCACCTGGGACCAGATGCCGGGGAGCGTCTGACGTGTCGGGGCGGTGCCAGGGGCCGGGGTGCACGGCGCGCGGAAGCTGGGGGTTCAAGCTGCCGAAGGCCGGCCCGGACGAACGCTCGCGCTGGTACTGCCGGGCGCACAAGGATCTGGGCGAGGCGTGGCTGGCGGCGCGAACGGGCAAGGCGGATCGGCCTGCCGAAGCGGCGCCGCCCGCGCCGCCGAAACAGGCGCGATTCCTGTGAGCGGCGCCGATCGCATCGGTGCCCGCGGCACCTTTCCGCCGCACTGGCTGGCCGAGCTGAAGGCGCGGGTCGGGCTGGCGGGGCTGGTCGGATCCTACGTGGCGCTGCGGCGCAACGGGCGCGAGCTGGTCGGGCTTTGCCCGTTCCACGGCGAGAAGTCGCCGTCCTTCACGGTGAACGAGGGCAAGGGCTTCTTCCACTGTTTCGGGTGCGGTGCGCACGGCGACGCGATCGGCTTCGTCATGGCGGTCGACGGGATGTCGTTCGTCGACGCGGTGAAGGACCTGGCGCGCGATGCGGGGCTGCCGTTGCCTGACGGGAGCATCGCGAACGGCGTTCGCCGGAAGCGGGTCGTCGTGCCGCCGGCGCCGCCGGGCGAGCCCGAGGACGACGCGGCGCGGCACGCCTGGCTGCTGGGCGTGTGGAAGGCGGCGCGGCCGGCGGCGGGGACCGTGGTCGAGGTCTATCTGCGGCGGCGCGGCATCACCGCCGCCATTCCGCCGACGCTGCGCTTCGTGCCGGCGCTGCGCCATCCGGACGGCGGGACCTTTCCGGCGATGGTGGCGGCGGTGCAGGGGCCGGATCGCGGCGTGGCCGGCCTGCACCGGACGTACCTGACCGCCGACGGGCGCGATCGTCTCAGGGACCGGCGGGCGAAGCTGATGGCGGGGCGCTGCTGGGGCGGGGCGATCCGCCTGGCGCCGGCCGGGCCGTGCCTGGGCCTGAGCGAGGGCATCGAGACGGGTCTGTCGGTCGCCTCGGTCGTGCCGGAGCTGCCGGTCTGGGCGGCGGGCAGCCTGGGCAACGTCGCCGGCGCCGGGCTGGGCCAGGGCGAGCCGCACCCGGACAAGATCGGCGCGCGCGTGCCCTCGGCCGCTCCGGACATGGACCGGCCGGGGATCGTGCTGCCGCCGACGGTGCGCGAGGTGGTGATCATCGCCGATTCGGACGGCGACCCGCACGTCGGCCGGGCGCTGATCGCACGCGCGGCGAGCCGCTTCCGGCGGCAGCGGCTGTCGGTGCGCATCGTGCGCCCGCCGCCGGGGATGGACGCGAACGACCTGCTGCGGGCGGCGGCGCCCGGCGATTCACGTAGCGACAGGACGGCCGCATGAGCGCCGAGGACATCATCAAGGCCCTGGAAGATGCCGAAGAGTTCACCGAGCTCGACGAGCGGCTCGCCAAGCTCGACCGGAACGACGTGGGCAACGCCCGGCGGCTGCTGGCGCGGCACGGGCAGGACCTGCTGCATGTGCGCGAGGTCGGCTGGCACGTCTGGACGGGTACGCACTGGTGCGGCGAGACCGGGCCGATCGAGGCCGTGAAGCTCGCGCAATCGACCGCGGCCGCGATGAAGGGCGAGGCGAACGCCCTGGTCCACGCCGGGGCGCTGCCCTGGGAGACGGATGCGCAGTTCGCCGAGCGCATCACGTCGGCACGCAAGTGGGCGGTGCAGTCGGGCAATCAGAACCGGCTCTCGGCGATGGTGCTGCAGGCGTCGCCGCACCGGGCGGTGCGCGTCGACGACATGGACGCCGACCCGATGCTGCTCAACGTCGCCGGCGGCACCATCCAGCTCGGGCCCGTCGACGGCCCGGGCGACGGCGGCGTGCTGGCCCGGCCGCACCGGCGCGAGGATCGGATCACCAAGATCCTGCCCGTCGCCTGGGAGCCGGAGGCGACCTGTCCGCGATGGCTGGCCTTCCTCGAGATGATCCAGCCCGACCCGGAGGTGCGCACCTTCCTGCAGCGCTGGTTCGGCTACTGCCTGACCGGGCGGACCGACGAGGAGTGCCTGCTGATCCTGCACGGCGAGGGCGCCAACGGCAAATCGACCGTGGTCGACGTGATCCTGCACCTGCTCGGCGGTTTCGGCTGCACGCTGCCGATCGCGTCGCTGCTGCAGGAAGACCGCGGGCGGCGCGGCGCCGACGCCACGCCCGACCTCGCACGGCTGACCGGCATGCGGCTGGTCTCGACCGGCGAGGCGGACGCGTCGGCGCGGCTCGCCGAGGGCACGGTGAAGCTCTGGACGGGCGGCGACCGCCTGACCGCGCGGCACCTGAACCAGGGCTTCTTCGACTTCAAGCCGGAATTCAAGCTGGTCATCTCGACCAACAAGCGCCCGGTGGTGCGCGGCCAGGACCATGGCATCTGGCGGCGGCTGATCCTGGTGCCGTTCGGCGTGCGCATCGAGAATCCGCGGCGCAAGGCCGACGTGATGGCGGAGTTCCTGGAAGAGCTTCCGGGCATCCTGAACTGGCTGCTCGACGGCTATCGCATGTGGGCGGAACGGGGGCTCGCCGTGCCCGACGCGGTGCGGGCGGCGACGACGAACTATCGCGACGAGAGCGACCCGGTCGGCGAGTTCCTGGCTGCGGCGGTCGAGCGGCGGCCGGGCGTGCTGACCTCGGCGGCAACACTCTATGCCGCCTACTGCCGATGGTGCCGGGCGAGTTCGATCACGCCGTTCAAGAACAACGGGTTCGGCCGGGCGGTCAGCGAGCACGGCTGGAGCCGGGTCAAGGTGGGCACCTACAGCTATCAGGACATGGCGCTGGTCAACAGCTTCGCCGGGCACGACGCGCCCGACGAGCCGCCGCCGGAGCCGGGAGAGTGGATGCCGGACTGATATTCGTCCAATTGGTCCGGATTGGTCCACCGGAAACGCCCTTACAGATCAAAGGGTTCGGACCAATGGACCAATTGGACCAATTTCTCCCGGCTCTCACACATGCGCGCGCAGATCACATTCCCAGAACATCGGGTTTATTTGTCCAAATGGTCCAGGGAGACAGGCAAGTGTCTGATAAAGAAAAGCTTTCGGGCCTGGACCAATTTTCGGCATTGGTCCGTCATTCGTCCAAATCGTCCAGAGGGGGCGATGCGGCGCCGATCGGGCGGTGCGTGCGGAACGACGTGGTCACCGACGCGCTGATCGAGCGGATCGAAGCCATGGACCGCGCCGGCGAGCGGCTGGTCGGGCTCGGCGCGGCCATGCCTGGCGAAGCGGCTATCGCGCGGGTCGAGCGCAACCGGGCGGCGCGTCTGCGGTTCGCCGCGACCGAGGCCGACCGTGCCGAGCGGCTGAAGGGCGAGCCGGTCGAGCACCGGCCGCGCGGCGAGATCGGGCCGACCGCGGCGACCCGGGCGCGGCTGAAGCCGGACGTGCTGCGGCGGCTCGAGCAGAGAGGGCACATCGACATGGACCAAGTCCTCGCCGCCTATGAGATCCGCGCGATCTTCGAGGCGCTCGTGCGGGACCTCATGCCGCGGGCGGGGCAGATCCGGCTGGGTGTCGCCCACCGAAGGGCGTTCGTCCCGTCTATCGAGCGTCTGCCCGCTGCGATGGCGGCGCGCTACGAGGGCGCCTACAAGCCGTGGGCGATGTCGTTCGGTGATCGCTGGTGGCGCGTGCGCGCCGACGGCCGGCGCGTCGATTTGCGCTGCTCAGTCGTTGAGATCGTGCTCGACATCGTGGTCGACAATCGGACCGTCGACGAGGTGGCGGCCGGGCTCGGACTGCGGATGTGCGCGGCTCGCCAGATAGTGATCGGCATACTGGCCGAAGCGCTCGACGACTATGCCTGCAGGGCTGGCAACCTGCGTGCGAATGCCGCTTGACGGCGGGACGCGAGTTTCGGCATGATCTTGTCACCATGCATCAATGCGCCCGGCCGGGGATATCCCCTCGCCGGGCGCTTTGCGTTCGGGGAGACAATGCCGACCAGTCCGGGGACCTTCCGTCCTGCGCATGCCGAACAGGCGACGCGGGCTGCGCGGAGGGAAGCCGACGCGCGCCGTCCATCGGCACGCGACCGCGGCTACGACAGCCGCTGGGAGAAGGCGCGGCTCGGCTACCTGCGCAACCATCCGCTCTGCGTCGAGTGCGGAAAGACAGACCGAACCGAGCCGGCGACGGTCGTCGATCATATCCGTCCGCACCGTGGCGACCGCGCGCTGTTCTGGGACAGCCGGAACTGGCAGTCGCTCTGCAAGCGGCACCACGACGAGAAGACGGCGCGCGACGATGGTGGGTTCGGCCGCCGCCGCGTCGTCTGGTCGGGTGCGAACGGGTCGCGGTCCGAGAAGTGACTAGCACACTCGCGAAAGCCCGGCAGGGGGAGGGGGGTCAAAAAGTGCCCGACCGCGCGCTCCTGGACCGTCTGGGGCAAGCAAATGTGTGCGACCGCGGTATTGGTGAAACTTTTTTCTGGTGCGGGGCATGAGAGGGCGGAAGCCGGAGCCGGCGGAGGTCAAGGCGGCGAAGGGTAACCCGGGCAAGCGGCGCGTCGGCGCGGCACCGGATACCCTCGATCCGCTCGGCCTGAAGCCGCCGCGCGAACTGGACGCCGCCGGCCGGGCGATGTGGGAGGCGATGGCGCCGGAGCTCGACCGGAACAAGTTCCTGCGGGCGACCGATCGCCAAGCCTTCGCCCGCTACTGCGACACGCTGGCTCGCTACTGGGAAGCGGCGAGCAGGACCCGGCGCGGCGGCAAGAAGACCGCTGTCGTGTACGAGACCGAGAGCGCGCACGGCAAGATGCTGCGGATCAACCCCTGGTTCCACGTCCAGGAGCGGCTGTCGCGTCGGCTCACCGAGCTCGAGGACCGCTTCGGCCTGAACCCGATGGCGCGCCAGCAGATCCTGATGCGCCTGGCATCGGCCGGCCCGCAGGGTCAGCTGCCGCTCGGCACTCCGGAAGAGCCGGCGGCCGACGGACAGCAGGCCGATGCGCGGCAGTCACCCATCGGCATCCTCGGCGGCAGCGTCCACTGATGGCCGTGACGCCCGCCACGACGGAGCCAGTGACGCCGATGCCGCGCGGCGGTGAGCGCTTCGGCGCCTGGTTCGACGCCTTCGCGGCTGACGCGGCGTGCGGGTTCTTCCCGAAGTACCTGCGTCACACCGAGGGCGAATGGGCGGGGCGGCCGTTCCAGCTAGCGCCGTGGCAAGCCGACAGGATCATCCGGCCGATATTCGGCTGGAAGCGCGCCGACGGCTCCCGGCTGATCCGCCAGGCCTATATCGAGGTGCCGCGCAAGAACGGAAAGACCGAGTTGGCCGCGGGCGTGTCGCTGCTGGCGCTGGTCGGCGACGCTGAGATCGGCGGGCAGGCCTATTCGATGGCGGTCGACAAGGAACAGGCGAAGTTGGTCTTTCACAAGGCGGGCGTGATGGTCGGCTTCTCGCGCGAGTTGGCCGAGCTGCTCGAGGTGTTCAAGACGTCAATCTTCTGCCCCCAGCTGATGGCGAGCTTCAAGCCGCTGTCGTCGGGCCCGGCGAACAAGCACGGCTTCTCGCCGAGCTTCGCGATCGGCGACGAGGTGCACGAGTGGCCGAACGGCGATCTGCACGACGTCGTTCACAAGGGCACCGGCGCCCGTCGTCAGCCGCTGGAGATCTTGATCACGACGGCCGGCGTGCGCGGCCGCGGCTATGGCTGGGAACTGCACGAGTATGCGCGCCAGGTCGACGAGGGGCTGATCGAAGATCCGGCGTTCCTGCCGGTTGTCTTCGCTGCAGGCCAGGACGACGACTGGACCGACCCGGCGGTCTGGGCGAAGGCGAACCCGAACCTCGACGTGTCGATCAAGCGCGATTATCTCGAGGCCGAGTGCCGCAAGGCCCAGGCCTCGCCGCGCCTCGAGAACGACTTCCGGCGGTTCCATCTGAACCAGTGGACAGAGCAGGTCACGCGCTGGCTGCCGCTCGACCGCTGGGACGCATGCACGTCGCAGCCGGCGAACGCCGTTCGCTGGCGTGAGCTTGAGGCGGAGCTCGCCGGCCGGAAGTGCTGGGGCGGCGTCGACCTGTCGTCGACGTCTGACCTGATCTCGCTGACATGGGCGTTTCCGCCGCGCTCGCCGCTCGAACGGCTGATCCTGATCTGGCGGATCTGGGTGCCGGCGGACTCGCTGCGGCGCCGGGTCGAGCAGGATCGGGTGCCATACGACGTCTGGCACGCGGCCGGCTCGATCGCGAAGACGGACGGCAACGTCGCCGACTACCGCGTCATCCGCGAGCAGATCTTCGCCGACGCCGAGCGGTTCCAGGTCCAGAAGCTGGCGATCGACCGGTGGAACGCGACGCAGTTCGCCGTCGAACTGCAGGAAGAGGGCCTTCCGGTCGAGTTCTTCGGCCAGGGCTTCGCGTCGATGGCGGCGCCGACGAAGGAGATGGAGCGCCTGGTGCTCGCCGGCGCACTCGACCATGGCGGCCATCCGGTGGCGCGCTGGGCGGCCGGCAACGTCGCCGTCGAGCAGGACGCGGCCGGCAACATCAAGCCGGCGAAGAACAAGTCGACCGAGAAGATCGACCCGATGGTGTCGGCGATCATGGCGATCGGCGTGATCGCGAAGGGCGGTGAAGAGGTGGTCGACCTCAGCAGCTTCCTCGCCAATCCAGTGATGGCCTTCTGATGGGCGCGCTGGTGCGGGCAATCTCGGCGCCGTTCAGGCTCTATGCGGCGATTTCGGACGAGGTCGCGAAGGAACGGCGCCTGCGCCTGACCGACGGCAATGCCTGGAGCACCGAGTTCGGCCGCGAGAGCCATGCCGGCGAGGTCGTCACGATGGACAGCGCCATGCGGCTGTCGACCGTGTGGGCCTGCATCCGGGCGACGACCCAGGCAGTCGCGGCGCTGCCGCTCGCCACCTACGAGAAGCGCGACGACGGCAGCCGGGAGAAGGTTGACGATAACCTGTCGAGCATCCTGGGCGACAGCCCGAACGAGGACCAGACGGCGCTCGAGTTCTGGGAGACGATGGTTGCCTGGCTGCTGACCGGCGGCAACGCCTATGCCGAGAAGGCCTTCACCGGCCCGGCGCTGTCGGCGCTGCAGCCGCTGCCGGGCAACCGGACGACGCCTGTCCGGAAGAACGGCCAGCTGATCTATCGCTTCACCGACCGCGGCAAGGTCGAGGAGCTGCCGCGCGACAAGGTATTCCACCTGAAGGGATTCGGGCAGGGCCTTACGAACCCCGACCTCGGCCTCTCGCCGATCGCTTACGGCACGAACGCGATCGGCGCCGCGACCGCGGCCGACCGCATCGCCGGCAGCACGTTCGCGAAGGGCCTGCGCCCGAGCGGCCTGCTTCAGGCGACGTCCATACTCACGGCGGATCAGCGCGAGCAGATCAGGGAGAACATCATCAAGCCGCTGCAGGGCGCCCGGAATGCCGGCGGCATCGGCGTCCTCGAAGGCGGCCTGACGTGGCAGAACGTGTCGCTGAACCCGGAAGACGCGCAGCTGCTCGAGACCCGGCGATTCAGCGTCGAGGAGCTGTGCCGATTGTTCGGGACGCCGCCGATCATCATCGGTCATGCGGCTCAGGGCCAGACGATGTGGGGGACAGGGGTCGAGCAGATCCTGCTGTCCTGGCTGACGCTCGGCATCGACCCGCTCTGCGACCGCATCGAGGCGCGGATCCGAAAGCAGATCATCCGCCCGACGGGCAATCGCCGGCGCTATGCGGAGTTCAACCGCGAGGCGCTGCTGCAGATGGATTCGGCGGGCAAGGCGTCCTTCCTGTCCACCATGGTGCAGAACGGCCTGATGGACCGCAACGAGGGCCGGCAGAAGCTGAACCTGCCGACGCGCCCCGGCGCCGACGTCCTGACGGCGCAGACGAACCTGGCGCCGCTCGACCAGCTCGGCGGCGCGTCGGACGCCGGCAACACGGTGCGTGCGGCGGTGCGGTCCTGGCTGGGCCTCGACGAGAAGCAGACGGAAGGGAAGCGCGATGAGTAAGCGGCAGCTGCCGAACGCGGTGACCGCCGCGCGGCCCGGCGTGCGCACCGAGATCATGCCGGCGGCGCTGAGCCGCTGGAACCCGGACGTCCATGCAGCCGGCGACGATGCCGACAACACCATCTCGGTCCTCGATGTCATCGGGGCCGACTGGTACGGCGAGGGCGTGACGGCGAAGCGGATCGCTGCGGCGCTGCGCGCGATCGGGAAGAAGGACGTCGTCGTCAACGTCAACTCGCCCGGCGGGGACTATTTCGAGGGGCTGGCGATCTACAACGAGCTGCGCGAGCACCCGGCGAAGGTGACCGTCAAGATCCTCGGCATCGCCGCCTCGGCCGCGTCGATCATCGCGATGGCGGGCGACGAGGTGCAGATCGCGCGCGCCGGCTTCCTGATGATTCACAACACCTGGGTCGTCGCGATGGGTGACCGGCACCAGCTGCGCGACGTCGCTACCTGGCTCGAACCGTTCGACCAGGCGGCGGTGGACATCTATGCGGCGCGCTCCGGTCTGGAGCCGAAGAACATCGGCAAGATGCTTGACCGCGAGACCTGGATCGGCGGCGCCGACGCCGTCGAGAAGGGCTTCGCCGACAGCCTGCTGGCGTCCGACGAGATCGACACGAGTGCACGGAACGATGCGACCGGCCGCCCCGTGGTGGCCGCACACAAGATCGACACCCTGCTCGCGCGAGCGGGCGTCACGAGATCGGAGCGCCGGGAACTCCTGGCCGCTCTGAAGGGGGGCATGCCCGGCGCTGCCCCGACCGGCATGTCTGGCGCTGCCGTCGTCTCGGAGGTCAAGGACCTCCTCAACAGTCTGAAATCTCTTTAGCGGGAGTACCCATGAAAAAGGTTTGGATGCCGCGGGTGTCGCTCGCGGCGATGATGGCTGCGCGCCCGGATGCCGTGATCGGTTCGGTGCGCAGCGACGCCGGCGCCGGCAATATCGAGCAGCTGCTGAAGGACGTGAACGCCGAGCTGAAGCGCGTCGGCGACAGCGTGAAGCAGACGGCCGAAGAGGCGTTGAGGCAGAGCAAGGATGCCGGCCGTGTCTCCGACGAGGTGAAGAACAAGGCGGACGAGCTGCTCGCGAACCAGACGAAGCTCGGCGACGCAGTGAAGGCGCTGACGAGCAAGGTCGAGACCGTCGAGACGCGCAACCAGGATCTCGAGCAGAAGCTGGCGGCGCGGCGTGAGAACGGCGGCAGTCAGCCCCAGTCCTGGGGCGAACAGGTCGCCGGTGCCGAGGCGCTCAAGGCGTTCGCCGCCAGCGGCGCCCGGGGCAGCCTGCGGATCGACGTCAACCAGGCGATCACGTCCGGCTCCGGGTCGGCCGGGACGTTGATCGTGCCGCAGCGCGATACCGAGATCGTCGGCCTGCCTCGTCGGCAGATGACGATCCGCAACCTGATCCCGGCTGGGCGCACCACCTCGAACCTGATCGAGTATGTGCGCCAGACGACCCGCACCAACAATGCGGCCGTCGTCAGCGAGAGCGCACAGAAGCCGGAGTCGAACTACGTCTACGCGAAGTACGACGCCCCGGTCCGCACGATCGCCCACTGGGTTCACGTCTCGCGCCAGGCGATGGACGACATCGCGGTCCTGCAGAGCGAGATCGACGGCGAGCTCCGGTACGGCCTCGAGTATGCCGAAGAGCTGGAGATCCTGAAGGGCGACGGCACCGGCGAGCACCTGTCGGGACTGACGACCCTCGCGACGGCGTATTCCGCTCCATTCGCCGTGTCGGGCGCCACGATGATCGACACGCTGCGGCTGGCGGTCCTGCAGGCGTCGCTCGCCGAGTATCCGGCCGACGGCATCGTGATCAACCCGACCGACTGGGCGAAGATCGAGCTGCTGAAGGACGGCGAGAACCGCTACCTCTGGGCAAACCCGCGCGGCATGAACGCCCCCGGCCTCTGGGGCAAGGCCGTCCTGGAGACCCAGGCGATGGACGTCGACGAGTTCCTGGTCGGCGCCTTCCGCATGGCCGCGATGATTTACGACCGCATGGATGCGGAAGTCCTGATCTCCTCGGAGGACCGGGACAACTTCATCAAGAACATGCTGACGGTGCGCGCCGAGAAGCGGCTCGCACTGGCGGTCAAGCGGCCGGCGGCCCTGGTGCTGGGCGATTTCGGCAACGTCAGCGGCTGATGATGTGGCGGGCGGCTTCGGCCGCCCGACCCGTCTCCGGAGATCGACATGCTCTTGAAGGCACGGAAAGGCTTCTACGGCAACGAAGGGCTGGTGCGCCGCAACCAGCTGCTCGACGTAGCCGACTATCGCGCTGCGGATCTGCAGCGGCGCGGGCTGGTGGCGCCGGTGCTTCTGGAAGGGGGCGGCCCGGGCGGCGCCGGGAACCCTACGTCGCGGCCGCCTGTGCAGAACCCGGCGAAGCCGGGGAAGCCGGCGGGCGGGACGCCGAGGCCCAGGCCCCAGGGGCGAACGGAAGCAGAGCCGGCCACCCCGACTGGTGGCCAGACTGGCGTGGCGAGACCGCGGTCCTCGTCGCCGCCGGGCCCAGCGCCGCAGCCGTCGACCTCGGCCTGGCCCGTGGACGGGCTAGGGTCGTCGTGATCAACGATTCCTGGCGCCTCGCGCCGTGGGCGGATCTGCTCTATGCCTGCGACTTCGCCTGGTGGCGCCTGCACGGTGGCGTGCCGCAGTTCGCGGGCACTAAGGTCAGCCAGGACGAGAAGGCCTGCCGAAAGCCCTGGGGTGTGCGGCAGGTGCATGTGACGCGCGAGCAGGATCGCCTGCTGCTCGACACGCCCGGCGTGCTCGGCTGGGGGGGCAACTCCGGCTTCCATGCCCTCAATCTCGCTGCGCAGTTCGGCGTCCGGCGCATCGTGCTTGTCGGCTACGACATGACGTTGGCGAACGGCGTTCACTGGCACGGCCCGCATCCTTCGGAGCTGAACAACCCGATGGCCGGAAACGTCGCTCGCTGGCGCCGCGTGATCGAGGCGGCCGCGACGACGCTGACCGGGCTCGGGATCGAGGTCCTGAACGCCTCGCCGATGTCGGCGCTCGAAGCCTATCCCAAGGTCAAGTTCGAGGACGCGCTGGCATGCTGAAGATCGCATGCGTCCTGCGCTCCGGCGGCGATTTCCGCCCCGAGCACGTCGCGCGGCTGAACTGCCAGATCGAAATGCACGACCCCGGGGCGGCGATGGTGTGCCTGACGGACATGCAGCGCGAGGTGGAGCGGTTCGGCATCGCGACCCTGCCGCTGCGCCATCGGTGGCCCGGCTGGTGGTCGAAGATGGAGATCTTCGCGAACGACGTTCGCGGCGACCTGCTGTTTCTCGACCTCGACGTGACGATCGTCGGCAGCCTCGCCGATATCGCGGCGGTGCCCGGGCCGGCGCTGATGCGCGACGTGTACCGGCCGGACGGGTTGCAGAGCGCAGTGATGGTGCTGCCGGAGGCCTGCCGCGCGGCGATCTGGGACAGCTGGAGCGCCCGGCCGCTCGGGTGGATGGACCATTACCGACGCGGCGGCGACCAGGCGTTCATTGAGCGCCACTGGCTGCAGAGCGCGCGGCGCCTGCAGGACGCGGTGCCCGGGCAGATCGTGTCGTACAAGGCCCATGTGATGCGACGAGGCGGCGGTATGCCCGCCCGCGCGCGCCTGGTGGTCCATCACGGCAAGCCGCGGCCATGGGAGGTTTAATGAAGCCGTTCGAGCAGCGCGGCGCGGCGATCCTGCGCCGGTTGCCCACAATCGCGCGGGCCGCCGAGATCGGCGTGCTGACGGGGGTCCTGTCGGAGTTCCTGCTGCGCCGGCATGTTGGACTGCATCTGTTGATGGTGGACAGCTGGGCGCCGGCTGACCGGCAGCCTGCCCGGTACAAGGCGACGGGCGACGTCCACGCGGTGCACGACGAACCCCGCGTGGCGCGGCACCGGCGCGAGGCGGAGAATAGGGCCCGGCATTTCTGCGGGCGGGCGACGATCGTGCCGACGACATCGGCGGAGGCCGCCGCGGGCGTCGCGGACGGATCGCTCGACATGGTCTTCCTCGACGCCGACCACTCCTATGAGGGCGTGCGCGAGGACATCGCGGCCTGGGCGCCGAAGGTGCGGCCGGGCGGCTGGATCGGCGGCCATGACTACGCGAACCCCGACCCCGCCTTCCGCTTCGGCGTCGATGTCGCGGTGGACGAGTGGGCCCGCAGGCACGGCTGGCGCGTCGAGACGGACTTGAATTTCACGTGGTTTGTGCGGCTCGGCGCAGCGCCCGCGTACATCCCGAGTGCTGCGACATGAAGCTGACCCGCCTGACGGAGCCGACGGTCGAGCCGGTGCCGCTCGCCGAGATGAAGGCGCACCTGCGCGTCGATCATGCGGACGAGGACGCGACGATCGGTGCCTACACGGATGCGGCGATCAGCTATGTCGAGCAGCACTGCAACCTGGCGCTGGCCCAGGCGCAGTATGCGGTGCGGCTCGATGCCGACAGCCGGCTTCCGCTGACCATCCCCGTCTGGCCGGTCGAGAGCGTCGACGCCATCGCGTTCGAGGGCGAGAGTCCGGAGACGGCGGTTGATGCGGCGGCGTATGCGCTGCTGCCATGGCGGCCCTCTCGGCTCGTCGGCAGCACTGCGGCTTGGCCATCCGCGCCGGACAGCGCGACGGCGCTGCGCATCACGGTGACGGCCGGCTGGCCGGGAGACGGCAACAGCCCGGAAGCATGGGCCGGACCCGCGTCCGTGAAGCAGGCGCTGAAGCTGCTGGTCGGCCACTGGTTTGCGAGCCGCGAGACCGTCGTCATCGGGACGATCACGGCCGAACTGCCGTTCGCCGTGAAGGCGCTGCTCGATCAGCAGAGGATCTATCTGTGAGAGCGCCATCCGCGGGCAGCCTCGACCAGCGTGTGTCGATCCAGACGGAGGTCCGCGAGCCGGATGGAGCGGGCGGGTACGATGTTGCGTGGAGCACGACGGCAACGGTTTGGGCAGATGTCATGCCGGTCAGCGGCCGGGAGCATGTGCAGGCCGGCCAGCTTCAGGGCTCGGCCATGTACGACGTGGTGATCCGCAATCGCGCGATCGCTCCCGCTCAGCGCCTGCTTTGGGGGAGTGTCGTCCTGAACATCAGACATGCACCGGATCCCGGCGCGCGAGCACTGTATCGGACGATCCGGGCGGAAGAAGGCGTCGCCGTCTGATGGCGCGCCGGGCAAGGATAACGGGGGGCAGCAATGTCCGCCGGCTGCTTCGTCGTCTCGACGACAACGTCGTGGCCTCGGTCAAGCGGGAGGTTGCCGACTTCGGCGAGGCGACGCGGCAGGACGGCATCAAGGCTGTCGCGCCGGTGAGCAAGACGATCGCCCGGAACATCGAGGTGCGGAAGTCGCGCGACGGCCTCACCGTTCGTGTCGGCATCATCACGAAGAAGGCGCGCAGGGCGGCCTACTTCTCGCGCTGGGTCGAGTTCGGCACCCGGCCGCACAGGATTGGGTCCGGTATGCACCCCGGCGTTCAGCCGAAGCCGTTCCTGATCCCGTCGTTCAAGATCAACAAGGCCTACTACCGGCCGCGGATCAACGCCGCGATCAGCCGGGCGATCCGGACGGCGGCGCGCGGCGGCACGATCACCGATCCTGGCGGCGGGGGCTCGTCGAGCGATGAGTGACGCAGGACTGGCGGTGCAGCGGGCGCTGTACCAGGCGCTCAGCGCTGCTCTGTCCGTGCCGGTGCTCGACTATGTGCCGCCGGATCAGGCAACGCCTTACGTCACCATCGGCGACATCACGACGGTGGAAGACGGGACGAAGACCGAAGACGGGCAGGAGCACACGGCGAATGTTCATGTCTGGACCCAGGCGCACCGCGGCCGCAAGGCGGCGCGGGACCTGATGAGCGCGATCTACGGCACCCTGCACAACAGCGAGAGCCTGCAGATCGACGACGGCGGCTCTCCGCCGGTCGCGACCTGGGGCCTCGTCATGTGCAGGCATGAGTACGCCGAGGTGAACCCGGATCCGGACGGGATCACAATGCACGGCGTCACGCGATTCCGGATCGTCACCCAAGGCTAGGAGTACAGGACTGTGGCTAAGGAACGCGGCACCAAGGTGCTCTTGAAAGTCGGCGACGGTGCGTCGCCGGAAGTCTTCTCGACGCTGGCCGGTCAGCAGGACACGCGCATGGCCGGCGCTTCGGCCCCCATCGACGTGGGCGACAAGGTGGGCAGCGACTGGGGCGCGACGCTCGGCGGCCTCAAGAGCATGACGGTCACCGCGACAGGCGTTGCAAATTGGCCGGATACCACCGGCCTCGACGCTCTCCGCGAGGCATGGGAAGCCGGGACGGACGTGAACTGCCGGATCGTTCTGAATTCTGCGGGTGCCCACTATGAGGGGCCGTTCCAGATCACCCAATTCGACGTGGGCGGCACGAAGGACGGTGCGACCGAGTACAGCATCACCGTGGCGAACAATGGAACGCCCGTGTATGCGGCGACCGAGCCCGCATGACGCCGAACAAGCATCGGGGCGATGTGCCCATCAGCCTTACGGTCGGGGCCAAGCCAAAGCCGTTCGTGCTTCGGCCGTCCTTCTCCGCGCTATCCGAGTGCGAGGAGGAAACCGGCCTCGAACTGCCGGCGCTCTTCCAGGCGGTGCTCACCTTCCGGCTCGGCATCAAGCGGACCGCGGCCGTCGTCGCTGCCGGACTGCGGGGAGCCGGCGAGCCCGCCACGGTGGAGACAGCGGGCGATATGCTGGCGGCCACGGGGCTCTCGGAAGTGCAGGGGGCGGTGGCGCGGTTCCTCCTGTCCGGCCTCACGGGAGGGCAAAAACTGGGGGAAGCCGACGCGGCGAAGCTGGGGATATGGGATACCCGTTTCGCCGCCTCCTCGGGATCGCAGGCGGGCTCCTGAAATGGTCGCCCGCGCAGTTCTGGTCGTCCACCCCGCACGAATTGTTTGCGGCGATCGACGTTTGGCGCGAGTCGAACGGCGATATGGAGCATGCGAGCAAGAGCGAATGGCAAGAGTGGGCGCAGCAGCTTGGGCGGTGATGCGTATCGCCGTGCATAGGGGGGGCACGTATGGCCGGTGAAGTCGACCAGCTGCTGGTCCGCATCGACGCGACCACCGAGCAGCTGCGTCGAGAGCTTCAGCGCGCCGAGCGGTCGATCTCCGGATTCGAGCGCAACGCCGACCGGAACGTCGCGGCGGTCGAGACGAGGTTCCAGCGGATGAGCGCCGGGGTAGTCCGCAGCGTCGGCGGGATCGGTGCGGCGCTCGGCGGAGTTGCGATCGGCCGGGAGATCCTGGGCACGATCACCCAGTTCGAGCAGCTCGACCAGCGCATCCGCACGCTGACCGGCACCACCGAAGCTTACGATGAGGCGCAGAACTACCTCCGCGAGACATCCAACCGCCTCGCAACGGATCTTGCCGCCACGACTGACCAATATGGCCGGCTTTTGACGCTTCAGAACTCGGGGCTGATCACCAACCAGCAGGCGCGGGCGCTGCTGGAGGGCTTCGCCGATGCGGCGGCAGCTACAGGCGCAGAGGCGGGCCAGCTCAACCAGGTAATGTACGGCCTCTCGCAGGCACTCTCGTCTGGCACGGTGCGAGCCGAAGAGTTCAATCAGGTCACCGAGCCCATGCCCGGACTCTTGCAGGCGATGGAGCGGGCTGCAGGGCTGTCTGCCGGTGGACTGCGGAGGCTCGTCAACGAGGGCGAAGTCACGTCCGAGATGTTCGGGCGCATCATGGTCGGCGCACTTAAGGAGTTCGCGGGGGAGGCCGAGAAGCGTGCCGACACCATCGGCGGCAAGTGGCAGATCCTGAACAACCAGTGGACGGACCTCCAGCGGGCGCTCGCCGAGCCAGTCACTGATGTTCTCGCGCCCATCCTGCAGACCGCGACTGATCTCCTGGAGACTCTATCGCCGATAGTCGAATTCATGGCGAAGATCGATGCATACGGCCGCCGCATCCGCCGTGCGCCCGCAGAAGCGCTGGGACTTGTCGCCCCGTACGAGGAGACGGAGCGCGCGCGTCTCCAGGAGGAGCGTGCAACCGTCCAGGCGATGATAAAGGCGCGGACCGCGTCGGGCGGGCCGTTTGCAGGGATGGAAGGTGCCGACGCTGGTCTCGCCAAGCTTCAGAAGCGCCTCCAGCTTATCGACGCGCAGTTGGTCGCCCTTGAAGGACGCTTTTATGGGCCAGACCTGCCGATGCAAGGGCCGAACCTTCCGCCTCCACCCCCGGCTACTGCTCCGCCCGCGTCGTCCAAGCCCAAGCCCAAGGGACGATCCGGCAGTGCCCGCGGCAAGTCAGAAGCGGAGAAGGCTGCAGACGAAGCGGAGCGCGCTGCGGAGCGCGAGGCCGCATCGATCAAGAGCGTCACCGACGCGCTGGCGTTCGAGCGGGAACAGATCACCCGCACGGCGCGCGAACAGGAGATCTACAACCAACTTCGCGCTGCGGGCATCGACACGAACCACGAGGCCGCGGCCGGCATCATCGATCTAGCGGGCAAGGTCTACGACCTGCAGAAGGCATCCCAGGATCTCAATGACCTGATCCAGGACGACCCGAACGGAATCTTTGGAATGGCGCCGGAGAAGGTCGAGGAGGTGACGAACTCGATTGACCAGCTTGGGCTGGCGATGCTCGGGGGGCTTCAGCATGCGCTCGTTTCGACCGGCGGCAACTTCAAGAACCTGGAGAGCGTGGCCGTCGCCGCCATTTCGCACATCATCACCGAACTTCTGCGCATGCAGCAGGTCGCCAGTGCCGCGGGGAAAAAGGGGCCGCTGTCCGGCCTGTTCGACGCGCTAGGCTCGGCCCTCGGCGGGCTGTTCGGCGGTGGCGGCGGTGGCGTGTTCGGCTTCGGCGGCGGCATGCTGCCCGATGCTGGGGCGGCTGGCATCCCCGGCGGCGGGTTCGCGATGGGTGGTCGTCCGCCCGTTGGGATAGCGTCTCTCGTCGGCGAGCGTGGCCCGGAAGTGTTCGTCCCCGACGTTCCAGGCACCGTTGTCCCGAACTTTGCGATCAAGCCGCAGGGCAATGCGGGTGGCGGCGACACGATCAGCTACTACGCGGTCGACGCCCGCGGCGCGAACGACCCCGGCGCAGTCGAGGCGGCCGTTGCACGCGGCATCGCCCTGGCCACGCCTGGGATCGTGAAGCGGGCCACGGCGAACACGCTCGACAGATTCGAGCGGTCCCGCCGCGTGCCGGTGCGCTGATGGCCCGTCCGATCAACACCGCCACGGCCGCGGAGATCGCGAAGCCGCAGCTCGTCGGCGCGCTGCTGGCGCGCTTCGACTGGCCGGGCGGGCCGATCCGCGTCTGGTCGGGCGTCGGGCCGCTCGTCTGGGGCGGCGAGACCTATCTCGGCACGGGCATCTTCGGCCGGGTGTCGCAGATCGAGGAGACGACCGAGCCGAACGCCGCGGGTGCGAGCTTCGAACTGTCGACGATCCAGCCAAACCCTGACCCGGATGACGAGGAGGTCTGGGACCTTCCGGAAGGTATCGTGCAGCAGGCGCTGGAGGATCACATCCAGGGCCGGGACGCCGAAGTCTGGTTCGCCGCGTTCGACGTCGAGACCGTGGCGATGGTCGGCGAGCCGTTCCTGCTGACCCGGACCTACATGGACACGCTGACGCTGTCCGAGGACGCGACCTCGTCGCGCCTGACCCTGGCGACCGAGGGGCGGCTGCGCGACGATCACCGGATGCAGCGCCGGATCTACGGCAGCGCCGATCAGCAGCGGGAATATCCGGGCGACCTCGGCTTCGAGTACGCGCCGGCCCTGCCGAACACCAGCTTCCCATGGGGCGAGCCGTCGCCGAAGGAGGGCGGATGAACCGGCTGCCCGACTGGCCGCAGCGCCTTGCCGCCCACTTCGAAGCCGCCTCCGGGCGGCTTTTTTCATGGGGGGGCGTCGACGGCGGGCAGGACTGCTGCCTGGCCGCATGCGATGCCGTGCGGGCGATCACCGGCACGGATCCGGCGGCACCGCTGCGCGGCACCTATCACGACCGGCGAACGGCATTCGCGGCGCTGCGGCGCTTCTCCGGTGGCTGGCTGCCCGAGACGGCGGAGCGGATCGCGCGGGATCTCGGCGCCGAAGAGGTGGCGCCCCTGCTGGCGCAGCGGGGCGACGTGGTGCTGATCCACGCCGGCCGCTGGTGGGCGCTCGGCACCTGCAACGGCCGGCACGTCGCCGTAGCGCGCGAGCCGAAGGGCCTGGCCTGGCTGCCGCTGTCCGCCGCCGCGCGCGCCTGGAGGGTCGGATGACGCGCCGCACGCTGTTCATGGCCGTGTTCGGCGCGACGCTGATGTGCACGACGGCCGCCTACGCGCCGCCGGCGATCGGCCTGGTGGCCGCCGCCGCTGGCGGTTTGGCTGCTGTAGGCATTGGCGGGATCGTAGGGTCTCTGGTTGGCGCCGTGATCACGGCAGCCATCAACTTCGTCGGCGGGAAGCTGTTTGGTCCGAAAGAGCCCAAGGCGCCGAAGCCGACCGAGCGCGGGCGGATGGTTGCGGAGACGCAGTCCGACGGCCCGCACATGCACGTCTACGGCAAGGCGCGCCTTGGCGGCGTTACCGTCTTCCGGCACTCGAAGTCGAAGCCGGGCAGCAACAAGAACGAACTGTTCTATCAGTTGCAGGTGATCGCCGCGTCCGAGATCGATGCCATCGAAGAATGGTGGGTGAACAACGAGCAGGTCGAGGTGAACGGCGACGGCTGGGTCACGACCGAGCCCTACGGCAAATTCGATCCGCCCGAGGCGGCGATCGAGTTCGCGGATCAGCCGACCGCCGGCGACACCTTTTCGCTCGACGGCGTGACCTACACCTTCGTCGCCTCAGGCGCGACGGGCGAGCAGATCAACATCGGCGCGGACCTGGAAACCACGCTCGCCAACATCGACGCCGTCCTGAATGCCGGCAGCCAGCCGGGCCGGGTCGACGAGGCGGACATCTCGACCGTCTACGACGGCACGGGTATCGAGACGTCCGAGGGCGACATCCTCACGCCGACGGGCCGGATCGTCATCGCCTGGGACGGCCAGCCGGATCCGGAATTCCCGCTGGCGGTGAGCGGCGCCAACCTGTCGATCGCCGATGGCAAGACGGTGCTCAACGGCGACTTCACCGGCTATCTGCGCGTCAGCAGCGGTCTCGGGACGGCTGACCAGGCGGCCGACCCGCTGCTGCTGGCGGAGTGCCCGGACAAGTGGACGGCCGACCATCGGCTGCGCGGGCGCGCCTACATCGCGTTCGAGGCGACGTCCAACCCCAAGGCGTTTGCGGGTTTCGACATTGGGTCGGCGGTCACCGTCGTCATTCGCGGCCGCAAACTCTACGACCCGCGCACCGGCCTGACCGCCTACAGCGACAACGCCGCTCTCGCCTTCGCCGACTATCTGACGGCCGATTTCGGATACCGGGCGCCGGCCGAGGAAATCGACTGGGACCTGATCGCCGCGGCGGCGAACATCTGCGACGAGACGGTGGCGACGACGACCGGCACCGAGTCGCGCTATCGCTGCTGGGGCATCGTCGACACCAGCCAGGACCGGCGCGAGATCCTGCAGGGCCTCAATGCCGCGATGGGCGGGCGCTACGCCTACAGCGGCGGCCAGTGGCGGGTCTATGCAGGCGCCTGGGTCGAGCCGACCGTCGACTTCGACGAGAGCGACTTCGTCGGCGCCAAGACGTGGGCGCCGAAGCGCAGTCGCAAGGAATTGTTCAACACTATCCGCGGGACGTTCGTCAGCCCCGAACATCTGTGGCAGCCGATCGACTATCCGCAGTGCCAGGACGCGCAGGCGGTCGCCGACGACAACGGCAACGAGCTGCTGGAGACGCTCGATCTCGCCTTCGTGCCGAGCCCCTACCAGTGCCAGCGCCTCGCCTGGATTGCGCTGCGGCAGGTGCGTCAGCAGGGCGTCTTCCAAACCACCCTCGGCCTGACCGGCATGAAGGCCCGCGCGACGGACGGCGTGCGATTGACGTCCAGGCGCGACGGCCTCTCGGCGCGCACCATGATCTGCCACGGGTGGACGTTCACGACAGGCGACGACGGCCACCCGGTCATCGAGGTGACGCTGAAGGACGATGCGGCCTCCGTCTACGCCCAGCCGGATCTGGTCGAGATGCCGGAGGTCGGCGATCCGAAGCTGCCCGACGACAACAAGCAGACGCCGCGGGCGCCTGCCGCCGGCTCGCTGGCGGCCTGACCGATGCCGTACATCCGCGTCGGCATAACGGGCTATCAGCGCGAACCCGGCTTCAGCCACTTCGAGGTCTGGCGCCACACGGCCGACATCACTTCTCCGAACAGCCCGCCGGCGCGGGTGACGCGGTCCGCCGAGCTGGTCGGCGAGCGCGTGACGAACACGCGGTGGGAGGACACCTCGGCCGTCGCCGGCATGACCTACTGGTATTGGGCGCGCGCCATCGACCGCTACGGCAATCCCTCCGCCTTCTTCGCGTTCGACCCGATCCTGGCGCCGCCCGCCAACATCAAGGTGAGCAGCGACCGGCTGCTCGGGCGCGACACGGCCGGGAAGGGCGACGTCGAGGAGATCGCGCCCGTCGCCCCGCTGGCCTTCACCGGCTCCCAGGAACTCCAGATCACGATCGATGCCGACCGGCTGCTCGGGAGGGTCACGACCGGCACCGGCGCCGTCGAGCAGCTGGACGCGGCGGCGGTGCTGGCCCTGCTCGGTTTCGTCGCGCCGATCCTCGATCGCGCGGTGCCCGGTGCGATCGGCGGCACCACCCCGGCGGCGGGCACCTTCACCGACCTGCGGGCGACCGGAACCCTCCGCTTCGGAACCGTCGCGTCGATCACGACGGAGACGGTGACCGAATACATCACGATCACGGACGACGCGGGCGTCTCCCGCAAACTGGCGGTGGTGAGCTGATGGCCGACATCGAATGGCCTCTGACGGCCATCCCCGAAAATCAGGAATTCTGGCTCGACTGGGCGACCAGCCGGACGACCTCGACCTTCACACGCCAGCAGCAGGTCATGGGCCGGCCGGGTGCCGAGCGGTGGACCGCAAAGGTCACGATCGGCCGGTACAAGCGGGACAGCGCGATCGCATTCGACGCGCTCATGTCGTCGATGAAGGGCGGCATCCAGACCGTCCTGATGCCCGACTTCCGCCGGCTCGGACCCTCGAGCGCGGAGTATCGATCCTATCGCGACTGGCTGGACGAGCAGCTCGCCGGCGACACGCTGATCTATTTCGACAGCGGCACCGTCTGGGACGCGACGAGCATCGCCGTCGGCGCACTGCTGACCGAGGCCGCCGACCGGCTCCTGACCGAGGCGGGCGACGTCCTGCAGGACGAGACGATCGAAGGCGACGTCGGCGCACTGCTGACCGAGGCCGGCGACCGGCTGGTGACGGAGGACAGCACGCTGCCCGGCGGCCCGTCGTGGGCGCTCCTTGCAGAAGAAGCGGCGGCGCTTTTCGAGTTCATGGACGACCCGGACGCGCCGGAAGCGGTCGCCCTCTCGTCGGGCGCGACCGGCGGCTCGACGGTCGGCGTCACTGGCTTGGCGCCTTCCGTCGTTGCCTTCAAGGCGGGCGACCTGATCCAGACGAGCCCCGGCCGCGCGCACGAGGTGGCGGCCGACGCCATCTCGGACGCCAACGGCAATGCCGTGCTGATGGTCCGGCCGCGGCTCAGGACGCCGGTCGTGCCCGGTCCGCTGCTGTTCCCGGCACGCGCCCGCATGCGGATCGACAGTTCCGATGCCGCACGCAACCCGACGCGCGCCCCCGTCGTGTCGACCTACGAAGTCTCCCTGACCGAAGATCTCAACCTGTGAGGTTCCCTGATGGCTGACGTGAAGATGAGTTCGCTGCCGCCGGCGTCGGCGATCGCGGGCGGGGAGCTGGTGCCCATCGTGCAGGGCGGCCAGACCGTGCGCTGGACCGTGCCGGCCGATCCGATCATCGAGCAGTCCTCGGACGACATCGCCTTCACCGGCGGCGCGATCGACGGCGTCACCCTCGGCGGCACAGCAAAGACGATCGGCGGGGTCTATGCCACCCAGGTCTCGGTCGGCCAGGCGGCGCTCGCGGCAGCCGGCGTCGTGCCGCTGATCCCCGCGGTGTCTGGCCACCAGTACCGGATCCGCGACCTCTTCGTCTCCGGGGCCGTCACCAACTTCTCCGGCGGCGGTGGCGACCGGAACATCGCGATCACCGACGGCACGTCGACATGGTCCGTCCTGCCGGCGGCTTCGCTGGCGAGCCTGGCGCCGGCGCGCTGGGGCGACACGCTGGTGCCTTGGCCGGCGGGCGCGAACCTCGCCCAGGCATCCGTCGCGAGCCAGGCCGTCCGCGCCGTCTACAGCGGCGGCAGCGCCGACTACACGGCCGGCGCCCTGGTCATCGTCGTGGTCTTCGAGCGCATCGCCTGAGCGGGGATAGACATGGCAAACCGCATCCTCACGGCGACCGAGATCTTCGGCGGACCGACGACCCGGAAGACCGTTCTCAGCCAAGCCGACTTCGTGCGCTGGATGCAGGCGCAGGAAGTTTTCGTCTCGCCCGAGATGTTCCGCGCGAGCGGCAATGGCGCGGCGAATGACGACGATCCGGTGCGCGCGGCGCTCGCCGAGATCGGAGCTGCCGGGGGCGGCGTCCTGCGGCTGAAGGACGGTGCCAGCTATTATCTCGGGGACGACGAGAAGATCGTCGTGCCGAACAAGACGGTCATCATCGGGCGCGCCTCGATCCTCTGGAGCGAGACGCGCACCCAGCCGCTGCTTGAGGTCCAGGAGGACTGCGAGGCCGAGCTCTACGGCATCAGGTTCAACGGCGGATATCTGTCGTCGCCGTCGACGGCCGATTATTCGGACCTGGCGCTCGCCGTCCTCGCCCGCAGCGTCGCAAGGCTGCGGGTGATGCACTGCACCTTCGAGAACATCAAGGGCGACGGCGTCTATGTGGGCGAGACGATCGGCGGTACCGTGACGCCGCGCGACGTGACCGTCCAGTACAACCGGTTCCACAATGTGAAGCGGAACAGCTTCGCCTGCGTGACCGGTATGGACATCCGGGTTCACGACAACGTCATCACCAGCGACTCGGACTTCAAGTCCAACATCTCGGCCGCCATCGACTTCGAGCCGAATAACCAGAACTCGAAGTTCTTGAACATCTCGGTGCTCAGGAACCGCATCGACGTGTACGGGTCGGCCGCGCCGCTGCGGCTCGACATCGGCACGCTGAAGCAGCCGACCGTCTGCCGCGGTATCGACTTCTCCGGGAACGATATCAACGGCAACGGCGACTGCTCGATCGGCGTCCTGGTCAACGGCAACATGCTGGTCGGCGGCGCCGACGACGTCAGGATCAACGATAACATCGTCCACCAGGCGACGACGGCCGGCGTCTGGGCGCTCCGGTGCGGCAACAACCTGGAGATCGCCGGGAACGATCTGCGGGAGTGCGCGCGCTTCATCCGCGACACCAACGCGGCCGGTGATCACCACCGGATCATCGGCAACAAGGGGTATCGGGACGACGCCGCGCTCACCGGCTACGCCGTCGAGGTGACGCTGCTGGGCAGTGCCCTCGAGAATCTCTGGATCGAGGAGAACAGCTTCACCGATGCGGTGGGCACCACCAGCGAGAGCATCTTCGTGATCGGGGGCACGAACCTCGACAACTGCTGGATGTCCCGAAACTACAGCACGGGCTTCGCCGGCGGGCAGCGCGTCTTCCAGGCCGGCAAGGTGTTCGCGCATGACGCCGTGGCCGAGAAGCTGGTCCTGACGGCCTGCACGGTGGTGACCGCCAAGGGCAACCAGGTCGCGGGCGAGCTGAATACCAGTTCCAACACGACGGTCTGGGTCAAGGACAACAAGGCGGGGAGCTGGACGCGGAACACGATCACGACGCTGATCTACGACGGCAACGTGATCAACGGCTATCGCACCGATAACGAAGGCTTCGTCTCCGGCACCACCGACGGCAGCGGCGATATCACCGTCACCCACGGGATGCTGGCCGCCCCGCTCATCGTCATGGCGTCGGCTTCGGGCGCGACATTCCGCCAAGCGCAGCCGCACTCGGTCGACGCGACCACCTTCAAGGTCCGCATCATGGACGCGGCCGGTTCTGCCCTTGCAGCCACCGCCGTCAACATTCACTGGCGAGCGAGGATCGCGTGATGGCCCTGGTACTGGCGACCGCTACTCCCCAAGGGTTCTCGGCTCCGGCCGCTTACTGGCGCATCCGGCACCAGCCGCAACAGGACTATCCGCGCGGCGCCGATCCGTCCCCCGTCGTGCTGCTGGTGGACGGGTACGCAAGTGCGGCGGTGCTCGAAACGGCCCAGCCTTTCGAGACGCGCATCGTCGTCGTGCCATTTGCGGACCTGACGGTGGCGCTCAACGAATGTGTCGCGGGCAGCGTGGCCCTCGACGATCTGCGAAAGGTCTACTACCGGGCGCTCAAGATGCAGCCGGGGTGGTCTGGGGCGACGGACGCTTGAGCGCCGTCTTTCGCCGCACATGAAAGGTCATCTGGTAGCAGAACAGCAGAACAACCGCCGCCGCGAGAATCGGAACGCCATGCGCCATCACCATCACCCGCGGCTCGCCATACACGACGAAGCCCCCGTAATTGAAGCCGGCATAGAGGTAGAAGGGCAGCAGAGCCGGACGATCCGTCCCGACGCGCAGCAGAAGGTCGTTCAAGAACCGGCCGGCAATTCCGAAGACGGTAGATTCGATCAGCACACCGGGCAGCGTCGCCTCATACCAGAAAAGCGCCACGATCCCCGGCGGCACCGTGCTCTCCCATTCCCCGCGAATAAGGTAAGTGTTGAGATATGCGATGCTGTCGGGAACGGACAGGCCGAACAGCTTGAGATAAAAGAGGATCCCAAGCGGCCATTCCCCAAAATATCGCGGCGAGACGTCGGACGCGACATGGGAGATCGCTGCGTTCAGCGAAATGAACGGGTGGGCGAACTCCATGACGATCGCCAGCACCGCCGCTCTGAGGTCGATCAATTCCACCGCCAGGGCGATTGCGCTGACGATGTCGTCCGGACCAAGGAGCGACGCGAAAATAACCGTCTTGCCGAAGAGGATCACGCCGGCCGCGACGACCACGAGCGGCACAAGAACCTTGAGGTTAAGGTCGCCTCTGACCATCACCATCGTGAGGTAGGGGATGAGGGCGATCATGATAAGCCCAAGCCGCCCGGCGCTGATGGTGCCGTACCATATGGCTATCGCGGCAAGGCCGGCGATGACGACCAGCTGGAGGTTCGGGGCGACGTACCGGAACATGCGGATGCCATCCGCATGCAACCGCACATAGAAGCGCGCGAAGTAGATCCAGAACGCGAAGGGCAGGCAGATACCGAACATCCGGGCGATGGCTCCGAGATTGTCGCGCTCGACGGCACCGGACCGGATTCTGGATGCTGCCGCGAGAACCGCATCAAGGCCGCCATAGCGATGGATGAAGATCGCCATCCCGCCGACCCCGGCCACGAGGAGCATCGCGTACAGAGAATGCGAGATCCCGCGGGATACGCGCCATCTGAGGCTAACATGAGCGGCAGCAGTCGCCCCAAGTGGGGATGTGTAGGCGACATAGGTCACGATGTAGCAGGCAATAATCGCGACGACGGCAAGTGGCGCTTCAGGCTGCAGGAACCGAGTCGGATAGGGAAAAGCCCGTGGCGTCCCCCAGGCAATCAGGGTCACGGGGGCGACAGCGTACGACAGAACGAACATCACCGTGAAAAAGAACAGGAATGTCGGCGTTCGGCTTCGCCGGAAGTTGATCGCCAGTGCCAGAACCAGCAGCGCGCCGAAGCACGTCAAAGCTACGGCTGTCACGGTCATGTGAGTATGTGCTCCATGCGGAATGTCGTGCTTACGAGAGCCCGCTCACGTCGTTACCCTCGGTCACAGAGACGTCGCCGTCTACGCGTCCCCGTAGCACGTTGCGCCTTCCGGCAACAATTACGTCCCCGACTATTCCGCAATCGATGACGTTGCCGTTGCCATGCACAACGAGCGCACTGCCGGAGGCCGATGCCTGCAATGTCAGTTTGCCGTCGCTGCCACCGAGGTGAACGCCAGTTCGACAGCCAGTCACCCGGACACGGCCGGTCAGGTGGTCGCCAGTAGCCAGCAGGCCAAAGGCCAGTTGATGAGCGCCGTCGATATCGAGATCGAGATGGGTGTCGGAGCTGTGAATCTGGGCGCCGCGGGCATTCCGCCCTCGATCGCTCGCCCTGATCCGCCCTCGATAACTGTTGCCGCGCGCAAAACCAAGCCGACGGCCGCCATCGCTGGCATAGATGCCATGGGACGCAAAATCGCTGATGTCGACCGTGAACGCATTGTGGGAGCCTCCGTCATCATACAATCCATACTCGCCCCCGATCGCAGTCAAATCGACTTTGTTTCTCATCGGGACAGCATCGATGTTGGCTTGTCGAAGCACTTGCGCACCCTGCTGGCAATCATGTGCTGTGAGGACCACCGTGTTTTCTTGCGAATAACTCTGCAAAGATAAGCCAGTAAGGAAACGAGACAGCGTATGATCCGAGACTTCGTTGCCGACGCAGGGGGCGAAATCGTAGCCGGTCAAGCGGATGCCATGAGCAGCAGCGCGGTCGCCAGCACGCCCTCCGCGGAAAATATGTCCGACGTGAGAGCCTTGTTGCTCGCCGAAGAGCTGAAGGCCCATGAACCGAATGCTATCGCCCCGGCAGCCGAAGCTTCGATTGGCAACGGAGGCTCTATTGGGGTAGGTGGCAGGGCCAAACTGAAAGGTGAGTGCCAGCTCGCATTGGTCGAACGTGACGTTTTGCGCGGTGCAATTACGGGTGCCCCAGAACCTCAGAGCGAAGTAGTCATCCGTCAAGCCGCTCCTGCCGACAATGCTGGATGGAGGCTGTTTCAATGTCAGGTCGCGTACCACGACGCCTTCGACGGGGGAGCGCGCGTTCAGTACCTGTATCACGCTCTTATCTGGCTGAGACACCTCGATGGATCCTGGGCCTTCCAAGGTCACGGGGCCTTGAAGTGTAATCGCGGCGGGATGTGGATCTGATCGGCGGACGTCGATGAACGACCGGCCTGCCGAGATGATCTTTCGACCGTCGATCTTTACCCTGCCGCCCGGCGTTGCGCGGGCGATCGCCTCCAGCAGCCTGGTCGTATCGGGCTGGCTGTCGTCGGCGGCTTTTGCGCTAGAGACATGACTGCTCGGCAGTGTCAGCCCCGCGGCGGCCTGAGCCGTCAGGATCAGAACTTCTCGTCGGTCGTAGTTCATCCGGTGGTCACACAGGCTCACGTCTTCCGCAGCCGAAAAGCCGGCCAGTCGTCCCGTACTTATCATAAGCAGGCGCCCAGCCGACCGGTGTTGACACACCGATCGTCGGGGACTTCCACACAAGATCTTGATGAAGGAGGCCGACCGATGGCGGCAGCGATCATTCGCGTGCAGCGTCTGCCGCTGCGTGAGCCGGGTCACAGGAAAGGAAGGGCCCCGTGCAGCAGGCGGCGAAGCTCGTGACGGAGGGATCTGAGGCGGCGCGGCGCGCGCTGACGACGGCCGATCGCGCGATCGAGCGGCTCGACGGGCACGAGAAGACCTGCGCCGAACGCTGGGCCGCCAGCCGTCGCGACATGCAGCGACTGGAGCGCTGCGTCGAGGACCTGACGAAGGCCGTCACCGATTCGAACAACATCACGCGCAACGGCTTCGACGCCGTGCGCGGCGACATCAGCGCCAAGAACAAGGCGATCTATGAGCGAATGGACGCCGAGCGCGAGATGGTGACCACGCGCATGGACGCCGACCGGCGGGCGGTCTCGAGCCGCTTCTGGTGGTTTGCCGGCTTGGTGATCGCCGGGCAGTCGACGGCGCTGTTCGCCCTGATCGCCTGGGCCCTGTCGAAGATCTCGATCATCCCTACCCCCTGAGGTTCCCATGCACATCACCTATGACGACCTGCGCCGGCTCTGCCCGCGGGGCGATGCCGCCATCCTGGCCGAGATCGTGCGCCTGGCGCCCGAGCTGCTGCCGCGCTACGGCATCACGACGCCGCGGCGCTGGTGCCACCTGGTGGCGCAGCTGGCGCACGAGAGCCAGGGCTTCACGCGCCTGACCGAGAACCTCAACTATTCGGCCGAGGGCCTCCGGGAGACCTTCCCGAAATATTTCACGGCGGCCGAGGCGGCCGCCTACGCGCGGCAGCCGGAGCGCATTGCCAGCCGGGTCTATGGCGGGCGTATGGGCAACGGCCCGGAAAGAACCGGCGACGGCTGGCGCTACCGGGGCCGCGGCCTGATCATGAACACAGGCAAGGATGGCTATGCCCGGATCGGCACGGTTCTGGGAATCGACCTCGACGCCGCGCCGGAGCGGCTCGAGGACCCGGCCGTCGCGTTCGAGGCGGCACTCGTCTTCTGGCGCGATCGGCGGATCAACCAGTATGCGGACGTCGACGATACCGGGATGGTCACGACCATCATCAACGGCGGCCTGAACGGCTACGACGATCGCGTCCGGTTGCTGCAGCTCTGCTTTGCAATCTGGGGGGAGGGGGGCTCGGCGCCGATGCCCGCGGCGAACGCCGTTCGCACCGACCGACGCCCAACCCTCCGCTGCGGCGATGCCGGCGAGGCCGTGCGGGTCCTGCAGCAGGCGTTGAACACACAGATCCGTGAGATGGACCTGCGGGTAGCCGTCGACGGGCAGTTCGGCGCCGGCACCGAAGCGGCGCTGAAGGCTTGGCAGCGGATCGCCGGCCTCATGCCTGACGGCATCTGCGGCGCGGCGACCTGGGCGAGCCTCGACAATCGCACCCAGTCGGTCCTCGACTCGATGCCGCCGCCCACGCCCTCGTCTCCGGTCGACGCGCCGGATTCGGTCGAACCACAGCCCGCCCCTCGAGGCGGGCTTTTTCATGCCCTCAGGAGGATTTTCGGATGAGCCTTCAAGTGTAGCGCGTTGACGACATTGAGACGGACCGGGCGCCCGGCGTCTTCGAGTTCGTGGGGTCGTGAATCAGGCGGCGCGGACGGCGAAGGCGCTGCGGGCGTGATGGCCTTCGGCGGCGGGAAAGGGACTGTCAGCAATCTCTCCATCTCTCAGCTGCGCAATTTTCGCGGCCGTCGTCCACAGCAGATTCGACGAAGCCAGCTCCATCTCGATCAGAAGATGAAGTCATCCGAGGCGAGGTTTCCGGCGGTAAAATTCTCCAGCATGAGGGCGTTGCCGCCGCCAAAATCGATCATCGTGTCCGCCCCGACTTGACTCGCCGCCGCCTGAACGTCGGCAAAGTTGGCCAGAGTGGTAATGGCGCGGAGATCGATCATATCCCCCAGTCCGAGGCCGCCGTCGAAGTCTCTGATGCGGTCTCGGCCGGGCTCGCTGTCAAGGATGAACCGGTCGTTGCCGGCTCCGCCTATCAACGTGTCATCGCCGGCTCCGCCGAGCAGGATGTCATCGCCGGCCCTGCCGTCCAGGTAGTCCCCGCCCAGACCTCCGGCGAGGCGATTGGTGCCGGCGTCGCCGAGCAGGTAGTCTCCCGCGCTGCCGCCGATCAGGTTCTCGATGCCGCTGAGCGCATCGCCGCGCGCACCGGCGAACTGGCCGTTGTCGTCCGTCACGCCGTCGTAGAGGCGCACGTAGACGACATCCGTCTCGCCGCTGTAGTCCACCGTGTCATTGCCGGCGCCGCCGATCAGCATGTCTGCGCCGGGACCGCCGAGCAGGATGTCGTCGCCGGCCTTGGCGTCCAGGTAATCGTTGCCCAAACCGCCGACCAGTCGATTGGCACCGGCGTCGCCGAGCAGGTAGTCGCCCGCGCTGCCGCCGATCAGGTTCTCGATGCCGCTGAGCGCATCGCCGCGCGCGCCGGCGAACCGGCCATTGTAGTCCGTCACGCCGTCGTATAGCCGCACGTAGACGACATCCGTCTCGCCGCTGTAGTTGGCCGTGTCGTTGCCGGCGCCGCCGATAAGGGTGTCGCCACCAGCCCCACCGGCGAGGACATCGTCGCCGGATTCGCCGAGCAGGACGTCGTCGCCGGCCCTGCCGTCCAGGTAGTCCCCGCCCAGACCTCCGGCGAGGCGATTGGTGCCGGCGTCGCCGAGCAGGTAGTCTCCCGCGCTGCCGCCGATCAGGTTCTCGATGCCGCTGAGCGCATCGCCGCGCGCACCGGCGAACTGGCCGTTGTCGTCCGTCACGCCGTCGTAGAGGCGCACGTAGACGACATCCGTCTCGCCGCTGTAGTCCACCGTGTCATTGCCGGCGCCGCCGATCAGCATGTCTGCGCCGGGACCGCCGAGCAGGATGTCGTCGCCGGCCTTGGCGTCCAGGTAATCGTTGCCCAAACCGCCGACCAGTCGATTGGCACCGGCGTCGCCGAGCAGGTAGTCGCCCGCGCTGCCGCCGATCAGGTTCTCGATGCCGCTGAGCGCATCGCCGCGCGCGCCGGCGAACCGGCCATTGTAGTCCGTCACGCCGTCGTAGAGGCGCACATAGACCACATCCGTCTCGCCGCTGTAGTCGGCTGTGTCATTGCCGGCGCCGCCGATCAGCATGTCGGCCCCAGGTCCGCCGAGCAGGATGTCGTCGCCGGCCTTCGCGTCGAGATAGTCGTTGCCCAAACCGCCGACCAGCCGGTTGGCACCGGCGTCGCCGAGCAGGTAGTCGCCCGCGCTGCCGCCGATCAGGTTCTCGATCCCGGAGAGCACATCCCCGCGCGCGCCGGCGAACCGGCCATTGTAATCCGTCACGCCGTCGTAGAGCCGCACATAGACCACATCCGTCTCGCCGCTGTAGTCGGCCGTGTCGATGCCTGCGCCGCCGATCAGGGTGTCGCCACCGGCCCCGCCGACGAGGATATCGTCGCCACCACCGCCTTCGAACGTGTCGGCACCGCTCTCGTTCTTGTAGGCTCCGATACCGCCGATTAGGACGTCGTCAAAGTCGGACCCGATTATGCGCTCGATGCTGAAAAGAATGTCGCCGTCGCTCGACACGCCACCGTCGGACAGGTTAATCATCGTCACCGCCGAGCCGCCGGCATAGCTTACGGTGTCGAACCCCTCGCCGCCGCTGAGAATGTCCGCGCCCGCGCCTCCGATCAGGATGTCGTCGCCGCCCCGCCCTTCCAGGATGTCGTCGCCGTCGCCGCCTTCCATGGCATTAGCCCGGCCGTCGCCGGCCAAGACGTCATCATGGGCCGAGCCGAGGATATCGACCGCACCATAGGGCACGATCCCGTCGGTGCGCCCGCGGAACAACTGGCCGGCTTCGAGGCCCGCCGTGACCCCGGTCGTTGCGGTCGAATAGTCCGCCAGTTCAGTGGTCGCCGGACTAACGGTTTCAGGCGAACGGAAGATGAAATTCTCCGCGGTCACGGCATCGGGGTCGGTGACGCCGATGAGGAGGACCGACTGGCCTTCGCCGAGCCCGACGACGACGGCGAAGGGCATACCCTCATCGTCCATGACTGCAGCGACATAAAGATCGCCCCGCGAGGCGATGCCGCCCAGGCGGGTGAGGTCGAGCAAATCGCCACCGGGCCCGGTCTCGAAGCCATAGATCGAATCGTGGCCGTCGCCCTCGTTGAAGACGAAGCGATCCGCCGCGCCGTCCAGGGTGCCGCCAACCAGAGTGACGACGCCGCCGATCGCTTCGTAGATCGGGTCGCCGCCGGCCATCACGTCGCTTTCGCCGCCACCCATGATGACGTCGGCACCGCTGCCGCCGGAGAGCAGGTTCCAGCTGTCGCTGCCGATCAGCAGGTCATTGCCCGCGTCGCCGTTCAGTCCCTCGCCATGGTCGGCGTTCGGCGCATTCAGCAGGTCGATGATAAGATCGTCGCCTTCGCCGCCATACATCTGGTCGAGGCCGGCGTCGCCATAGATTAGGTCGTTCCCCATCCCCCCGACGATGTAGTCGTGGCCCGGTCCGCTCTGCAGCAGGTCGGCGCCGTCATCGCCGAATATGCTGTCCTCGCCGGCACCGCCGTCGATCCAGTCATTGCCGGCCCCGCCATACAGCTGCTCGGTCAGTTCGAGCGGCGGATCGTACTCTTTGCCGACCGCGTCGGGGTCAAGTCCGTCGCCACCGTCGACACCGCCGACAAGGGCATCGTTCCCATCGTCGCCGAAAATACGATTGAGGCCGGAGACCCCGTAGATGAGGTCACCTCCCTCGCCGCCGCGCAGTACATCATCGTCGCCGAGACCCACGATGAGTTCTCTGGCATCCGTGCCGACGATCTCATCCGATGCCGCCGTTCCTATGAGTATACTCAACGCTAATTTTCCCGCGGATAACAAAAAAATTCAGGGCGCGGCGAAGGATTAGCGCCCGCGCACTCAGCAAGAGGCTACAGGTAAGGGTGGATCTCGTGCCTCATGGTCGCGACGTGAGCCGTGTGTGGAACTGCTTCATCATGGCCGATCGATCTTACCACGAGGTAAAGCGGGCTCCGAGGGCCTGAGCGCTAAACCCGGAGCGGGTGGACATCGGCACATGTGGCTGGTTAAGCATTCCTGCATAGCCACAACTTCTGTTCATCGCATCCTGGGCATCGGGGTGGCTCGCGATTCACGGCGACAGCCGCTCGCCCTGGGAGGCGTGGCCGCGCGATCGCGGTGCGGGGAGCGTCGAAGATTTCTCTTAGAAATCAACGGTGCCCATTTGCCCCGCACCTTTCGCTAATCACTCCGGCACCGGCGAAATCCGACATTTCTCGACCGCACCACAAAATCAGCCCGGAAGCCCAATATGTTAAGGGTTTCCGGGCTTTGTCGTTCTAGGGTCGGTGCACAGACCAGTGCACAGAGCGGTACACACCGACCATGGGCAGCCACCTGACGACCATAGCCGGACGCTTCTACTACAAGCGCCGAATCCCTTCCGATGTAGCTCACCTGTTCCCGCGCCCTCTCTGGAAAGAGGCCCTAGGTACCAGCGATAGGCGACTCGCTGAGCAGAAGGCAAGGGCAAGGGGACAGGAACACGATTCCCTCATCGAGCTGCACCGCCGTGAGCTTGAACGCCAGCGCACGCGCCAGCACGCCGACGAGCTAGTGAAGCTCCTGCCGCCTGATGAGCGCGCATTGGTCGTCAACGCGGGAGGTGTGGACGCCCTAGAGGCTGAGACGGTGGAACACCGCGAGGGTGCGGCCTACGTCAAAGAGGCCGTTCTGATGCTCAAGAGCCTTCTGGAGACGGAGCCGCCCCGGCTGAAGCAGATGCGTGAGTGGGATGAGGGCCGCGACGATCCGGAGTGGCCGCGGGAGCGTGAGCACCTGGAGCGCAACGACCTGAATTCCGAACTGAAGCAGGCGCGGAAGTCGCTAGAGGATCTGAGAGACCACGTGGCAATAAGGGAGCGCGCCCTAGCGAAAGTGGGCGTCGCGATCCCCGCGTCCGACTGCGAGGCTGCGGAGGATGGCGACCTTGCGCCCAACCTCAGCGACATCGTGACCCGCTGGGCGAAGGAGAGGGAGGCCCCGCCTCAACACGTGGAGCAGTACCGGTACGTCGCCAGTCGCTTCAGGCAACTGCACGGCGACCTGCCGGTAACGGAGATCACGAAAGCCCATATCCGAGAGTTCAAGGACGCCATAGGGAAGCTCCCTAATAGCACCCGCGCGGACATCCGGGAGGCGACCCTTCACAACGCTATCCGGCTAGGCACCGAAAAGAAGCTGCCGCCGATCACCGCCCGTACCGTCACCAAACACGTGACCGGCCTCGCGACGCTCCTGCGATATGCTGAGGGATTGGGCTATATCGAGAAGAACCCCGCAGCCGGAATCCGCTTTCTCAAGCCGAAAGAGAAATTCAGCGAGCGCGAGCGCCGAAAGCCCTTCACGCGTGACGAACTGACGACGCTCTTCACCGCCATAGACGCCGCGCACGGGGCGGATGAGGACGACTATTGGATTCCGAGAGTCGCCCTGTACCATGGATTGCGCGTTGAAGAGGTGTGCCAACTTTCGAAGGCCGACGTGCGCCAGGAAGGCGCGACGTGGTACATTAACGTCAACGACCTAGGCGAGAAGCGGCTTAAGAACGCATCCAGCGCTCGCATTGTGCCACTGCATCCCACGATGATCGCAGCCGGGTTCCTGAAGCATTGCGAACGCTCAAGCGGCCCGCGACTATTCGCTGCCCTCGCGCCAGACGGCCGTGGACGGCTTGGCGGTCCATACGGCAAGCGGTTCGCACGTATCCTGCGAGTGAAGGCGGAAATCGAGGACAAGAGCCGGACTTTCCATAGCCTACGCCACCGATTCGCCGATGCCTGCCGAAACGCTCAGATGCCGAACGAGATCATGTCGCGTTTGATGGGCCATAGGATAGGCTCGGCCGTGAGCGCAGGTTATGGGATAGGGGAGGAACTGGCAGTCTTGTCGCCGTGGCTGGCGAAGGTGCAGCCCCTATGAGATCTGCCCATATCGGGAGGGTGGCTGCCAAGGCGTAGGACGTGCCGTACAGATTGAGCATAAAAAGCGGGGGAACGCAGATGGCAGGTACAACAACCAAATTCGATATGCAGAAGGCTCCGCAGCCATCCGTCGACCGAGTGGAGGAGCTTGCTTCGCGCATTTTGAGCGGAGATATCATTCTTCCAAAATTTCAGCGGGAGTTCGTGTGGTCAAAGAAGCAAGTGCTGGATTTATGGGATTCGATTGCGAGTAATTACCCGATAGGGAGTGTCCTTCTGTGGCGTAGCAGGGAGTTGTTGAAGGCAGAGAGAAGCATAGCAGATTTACCTATTGGCCAACAGTCGTACGATTATCCGGTCAATTACTTACTGGATGGCCAGCAGCGCCTTTCGTCTGTGTGTGGCGCTCTATATTGGAGGGGGACTGATCCAGATAGTCAGTGGAACTTGGCGTATGATTTGAGAACTGGCAAGTTTTTTCATCTGGCGACACTCGATAGCCCGCCCAATCACCAGATACGCTTAAGCTGGCTCTCGGATGCCTCTCTTTATTTTACCCAGTTAAATAGGGTAAAATCCGAAGCGGATGCAGCAGTCTTGGAGGCGGCGGGAAAGAAACTCTTCGACCGGCTCAAGGATTACAAAATCGCCACTGTCACATTGCTGGAGATGTCGATTGACGATGTTGGGCCTATTTTTGAACGAATAAACAGTCGCGGAACGCCGCTTACAATTGTTGATCTTATGCGCGCGGCTACATGGAGCGACAAATTTGACCTATTTGATCAAATTGATGCACTTTTGGCGTCAGTAACGGAGAAAGATTTCGGCGGACTTGACCGAAAAGTGATCCTTCGGAGTTTGTCTGCCGCGGCGGGTGGTGGTTTCTCGGAAGGAAGTATTGATAATTTACGTCGCTATGACGCGGAACAGCTAAATACTGCGTCCACGGCGACAAGAGATGCGTACGAAAGGGCAGTCGACTTTCTCGCCACAGATCTCTCTATTCCGTCCGACAAGCATATTCCCTATTCTAATCAAATGGTGGTGTTGGCTGAGGTTTTTCGACTTTTACCTCGACCGAACTACGAGCAGCGCCTCGCTATAAAGCGATGGTTTTGGCGAACCGCAGTATCTGGATATTTCGCAGGATGGAATACTGGGAACATGGCTTCTGATCAGGCGGCTGCCGCGAAATTTGCGCGGGGGGAAACTGCAGAGCTTGAAATACCGGTTGCAGAGGCCGGAGTAGGGATTTGGACCACACAGCAATTTAGGCTGAATACCGCGCATGCAAAAATATTGACGCTTCTTTTGGCGTTTAACCGTCCGGTCGATCTTCTCACGGGCCAGTCAATAGATGTGCACAAAGCGCTTCATCAGTCTAACTCGCGCGAATATCATCATTTTTTCCCGAAAGATGATCTGGTGACGAGAAGGGGTGTTCCACTTCGGCGTGCGAATTTGTTGGCTAATTTTATAATGCTTACCGCGCAAAGTAATAAAAAGATATCTAATCGGCCGCCGTCGGAATACCTCAAAGAAGTGGAGGCGGCATTGGGAGGAAACCTTAGGTCCGCGTTGGAGGCGAACATGATTTCAGAAGCGGCGTATGATGCCGCTCTACGGGATGACTACGATGTATTTTTAGCTGAGCGTGCCATTACGATCCACGAGAGGGCACGGCAGCTAACAGGCTGGTGATAAGGTCTGGTCTCCCTCAAGCCCTCACTGGCAAGCGTGGCGCCAAAAACGCCCGCCAGTTATCTCACTGTGATCCCGTAGGGCTAGGCAGCGCCTGAAGCTGGTTTAAGCTGGCGATCAACCGGGCCACGTCCATCGGGGCGCCTTCGCTCTTGGTGTCTGAGATGTAGGTTAGCCCGGATCATTCATGAGGGTGTCCGGGGCAGCCCGTTTCAGGCGCGCGGACGTGTGGCGCCTTGGGCGCATTCAGTCTGGGTTTGGAAGTTGCCGGGACGGGTTC